GGCGGCGGTGAATTTAGTTTTCGTGAGCACATCGACCGCCATGCGCTCGACAATGCGGACATGAGTAACGTTGTTGCGCTATTTAATCATGACCAGAACCAAGTGTTAGGCCGCACGGGAGTCAATTTAGAGCTGACGGTTGATGAAACGGGGCTCAAATATACGTTGACACCTCCAGATACACAGCTTGGGCGTGATTTGTTTAGAAAATGTTCGTCGGGGAATTATCAGCCAGTCAAGCTTTGCATTCACGATTGCACCAGACAAAGACGCGCAAAAGTGGCAAAAGTCAAGCGAACGAGGGGTTAAATACGAGCGCACGATCAACAACATTGATCATCTGTTTGATGTTTCGCCGGTGACAACACCTGCTTATCCAGACACTGAGGTAAAGGTCGGAGCACGATCGTTGGAACAGATAAAAGCGCTAGATCAGCCGCCAGAATGGGAACTTAAGCGGCGCAAGATGCTTTATCAACTGAATAAAGAGGAATTGCTCAAGGGCATCGAATAATCGGTGCCTATTTTTATACAAAAAATAAGGAGGGTCACTAGATGACTTTAGATGAAAAATTAGCTGCTGTTAAAAAGCAACTTGATGAAAAGCGTTCAGCGTTGCCAGCTATGAAGACAGAACTTCGTTCTTTACTTGAAGGTGAAGATTCCGAGGAAAACCTGAAGAAGGCAGAAGGCGTTCGTGCCAAGTATGATAAAGCTGGCAAAGAGATCAAAGATCTTGAAGAAAAACGTGACTTATACGAGGCTGCGTTGAAAGGCAATGAACAGCCAAGCGACAAGAAGAAACGGCAACCTGAACAGCAGAATTATCGCACCGCTATGAATGCCTATCTTCACAGCCGTGGCCGTAACACAGAAGGCATTGATTTTGAAAAGACAGACGTTGGTACCTTTGCGGTTTTGCGTGCTGATCCTACTGATGCCAGTGATGCAGTTAACGCTGGGGTTAAGTCTGTTGACGCGAAGGAGACAATTCCTGATACCATCGTCAATACGCCACAGCGTGAATTGCAGACAGTGGTCGACCTGAAACCATTCACTAATGTCTTCCAAGCATCCACACAAAAAGGAACTTATCCAACGATTGCAAATGCCACTACCAAGATGGCAACCGTTGCTGAACTGGAAAAGAACCCGGCAATGGCTAAGCCTGATTTCAAGCCTGTCAACTGGTCAGTAGACACCTACCGGCAAGCGTTGCCAATTTCGCAGGAATCAATTGATGATTCTGCGATTGATTTGGTCGGCTTGATTGCTCAAAACGCGCAACAAATCAAGGTCAACACGACTAACAGTGCGTTGCAACTCTGCTGAAGGATTCACTCCAAAGAGCATTACTCCGTCGATGATTTGAAGCACATCAACAATGTGGACTTAGATCCGGCATATTCACGTGTCATCATCGCGTCCCAGAGCTTTTACAACTTCTTGGATACGGTGAAGGACGGTAATGGCCGTTACTTGTTGCAAGACAGTATCTTGACCCCGTCTGGCAAGAGCGTTCTTGGTATGCCGATTGTTGTTGTATCTGATGATACTTTGGGTGCAGCAGGCGAAGCACACGCCTTTTTGGGTGACATCAAGCGGGCAATTCTGTTTGCTAACCGCGCAGACTTCATGGTTCGCTGGGTTGATGATCAGATTTACGGTCAATTCTTACAAGCAGGAATGCGCTTTGGTGTATCTGTTGCTGACGAAAAGGCTGGCTACTTCTCACATACACCCAAAAGCGTAACGCCTGACGGAGTGATTTGAGCCAGAAAACGTTCACAGGTGGTGTCGGTGCCACAAAAGATATCACGGTGACAGTCACTCCTGATGGCGCTCCTCAAGCAGTCGAAGCTGTGTCGAGCGATGAAAGCGTCGCTACGGTTGTTAAGAAGTCCGATGGTGTTTTACACTATTACCAATCTGGCAGCGGGAACAGCGACAATCACATTTAGCACTAATGGCATCAGCTCAACGCTTGCTGTTACTGTTAACGCCGGGTAGGTGATTACTCTTGGCAGATACTACGCTTGACAAAAGCCCACTGACTGATGAACAGTTTCAGGTTCTGAAAATGTACTTGAAAGTTGATCAGACAATCGAAGACCCAATGATTATGCAACTGGTGCATGACGCTTGTGGTGAAATCAGTTCGGCTATTAGTTTTGGATCAAAGCCGGAACAATTTCTAAGCAATCCAGAAACTCGGGATCGTTTTTTCACAGCACTTATGAAGCAAGTGAAGGAAGACTATGACTACCGAGGTATGGGTGCTGAAGTCATGCGCTTTCCGTTGCAACATCAACCACAAATATCATCAATCAGCTTCGCTCAGAATTGCCGGAAGAGGATGGTGATTCTGATGCGAACTAATCGAATGACTGAGAGAATTGCGTTCGTCAGCTATGATCAAAAAAGGTTAACGGAGTTCCGGTTGATGGTGTACTCGTTAAGCATATGACGGTTTGGGCGGAAGTTCCTAAGGTAACAATCAGAGAAGCAAATGATCCACAGACAAAGTTGGGCACTCGCAAAGACAGCCCGACTTTTTTAGTGCGATTTTTGACCGCAGAGGAAATCCAACCAACTTGGCGAATTCAGTGGCGTGGGAAGGAATATCAAATCACGGGTCTTGATCCTGATTACGAGAGGCGCGATCTGACAACGATTACGGCAAAGGTGGTGAGCTGATGGGCGTAAAAGTCACAGGGGATGCTGAACTGCTTGCTAATCTTAACAAGCTCCAATTTGGAGTTGCAAAAGAGGCTCGAGCGGCTGTCCGAGATGGCGCACAAAAGTTTGCCGACAAGCTAAAAAGCAATACGCCTGAGTGGGACGGCGAGACGGATATGAGCGGACATCTGAGAGATGACATCAAGCTTTCAAGTGTCCGTGAAACGAGCGGCTTAACAGAAGTAGACGTTGGATATGGTAAAAATACTGGCTGGCGTGCTCACTTTCCAAACTCGGGCACTTCAATTCAGGACCCGCAACATTTCATTGAGGAAACCCAAGAAGTCATGCGGCCAGTTGTTATTGCTACTTTCTAAGTCACTTGAAGGAAGGCGGATGTAATGGCACCCGAAAAACGTGTTTATGACATTCTGTCAGCCGATTCGGATATTGCTGACAAGGTATATATAGGTACCCAGACTTCAATAACCAGACTAGCGTAACTCCTGAAAGTTTAGCTCCATGGGTGAGAATCACTTCTTTTCCCGGTGATGCTGCTGATTATGCTGACGATTCTAGAATCCTAGAGTATCCGAAAGTACAAGTAGATTTTTTGGGTGGATAAAACGGACTGGGATCAACAAGAAAAAATAGAAACACAGATATATCAAGCACTACATGCGGCTGGCTGGGAAAGGTATTATCGCAACTCCTACGTTGATGGTGATACTCCAGCCCTTCGCATGACAACAGGATACTTTCAGTTTCAAGGACTGCCGATTGGCTAGCCCTTTTTATTTTCCTAAAGGAGGATTTTAAATATGGCAGATACTGCTGTTACAACTAATAAGAAGTTAGCAAAATTTGGGCTTCGGCCTTCGAATACGGGGTTGTCGGTGATGACGATCTTGTACCAAGCACACGAAAGATTCAAGGCTTATCTAGTGTGAAATTGGATATTAAAACAGAGCAAAAGACGCTGTCCGCTGATGATGGCCCGTACTTGATTCTTTCTGGTGGTATCACAGAAGCAACCGAAACAATCGAAATGTACGATGTGGATTCACAGATGAAGTCTGATTTATTTGGCATTAAGGTTGTTAATGGGGTTGAAGTATATCCAAAGAACCTTAGCCCTAATTACGCCGCAACTTTGTTCCGTACAAAGCTCTCAAATGGTAAATACGTTTGGGTTGGTATGCTCAAGGGAATGTTCTCACTTCCGGGCGTTGATACCAAGACTGTTGACGGCACACCAGATCCGAGTGCTGACAGCATCGAAGGCTCATTCATTCCTCGTGGTGACCAAGACACTGGCAATGTTGTGTTGATTGGTCGTGAAGACAACGATGGATTCGATTTTGATACCTTCCACAGCTATGTATTCCCTAAGACCGCTGAAGATGCGACTATTGCCCAAAAGCGTAGTCGGTGTCAGCTTTGAGAACAGTTCGATTAATCTTGCGGTTGGCGCATCTACAGCGCTGAAAGTGCAAATTAATCCGGCTGATGCCGCAAATAAACAAGTTACTTTCAAAACATCAGATTCTAGCATTGCCACTGTTTCCAGTGATGGAACTGTGACCGGTGTGAAAGTGGGATCTGCAACTGTGACAGTCACAACTGATGATGGTGGTAAAACTGCCACCGCAACTGTAACTGTGGCTTAGCAATAAACTCGTCGCCTTGTAAATGCACAATACGCGAACAGCGGCGGCTTATATCTAAGGAGATTAAGCATGGCATATCAAATTAAACTAAATATCAAAGGCGAAACTTGCGTGTTCACACGAAATGGAGAGCCAACTTTACGTGATACCACGAACGCCTTAAAAGTACAGCAACAACAATTGCGCATGCTAAACCGTAAAGATGGTCCTTCAAACGATGATTACGACGAGAACGAGAAAAACTTAGCCAAATTTGCGGTTGATTTCTGGAAAAACCAGTTCACTATCGATGATGTTATTGATGGCTCGTCTATTTCTTTGAAATCGCTGGATTCAATCAATGATGCCATTGGTGATTCTCTAAGCGACGGTGAAGAGGATAAGAAGGACACAGCAAAAAAATCACCGAAGCGGACGTCAAAGAAGCCATTAGCAACCTTGACGACTTCTACAAAGCAAGGCTCTCTGAAGGCTACCGATTAGCTGACGTTGATGCTATGACGCTCCGCGATATTGAAAAGCTTAACCAGATTTACGAGGAACGGGAGACCACGATCGACAAGGCCTTTCCGTTCCTTTTCTAATTCTATGAAGGGAGGTAAAACATGTTAGGAAATCTCGGACAAATTGCGGCTACTGTTAGTTTGAACATTGATCCGTTTCAAGTAAGCCAGCGAGTTTTGAATTCTTCAATTAAAGCAACTGCCGCTGAGTTGCGGGCTCAAGATGCTGCGTTTAAGGGCTCTGAAAAGTCTATCAACAACATGCGTTCAACCTATGACACATTGAGCCGCCAGTCAAAGAACTACCAAGCTCAGCTTCAGAAACAGCGAGAACGGTATGATGAAAATTCGAAAGCGGTTGAAAGACTTAATAAAAGTGAGACTGCATCGCAGGAAGAAATTAATCGTGCGACAAAACTGCAAGCTAATGCTGCATCACAGTATAATCGAACTGCTGCCGCTGCTGCTCAAAATGAAAATCGAATGGCGGCCTTACGCAAAGAGATTGCACTGCAAAGTGACGGCTGGACTAAAGTATCAAACGGTGCATCAAAGTTTGCGTCTGTCACTGAAAAGACAAGCTCTAAGCTAACCAGTTTCGGATCAACGATGACAAGGGCGGTAACTGCTCCAATTGCCATTGGGTTTGTGGCAGCAGCTAAATCTGCTATTGATTTCAACAGCCAGATTCAAGCAATGGGACCTTTGCTAACAAATGGGGGTGCGATTACTGCCAAGTATCGTGCGCAACTTGATCAACTAGCATCAGCATCTAAAAAGTGGTCGGTTGAATATGGCGTTTCCACGGCTGCAATTAACGACGGCATGTCAGAAATGATCAAACGTGGCTATACCGCTGCGCAAACATTAGGCGCAATGCCTGCAGTTCTCAATGCGGCAAAAGCGTCTGGCGATGACTTCAACGATGTTATGCATGTCTCTACATCCGTTTTGGAGCAATTTGGTCTAAAGACAGAATCAACAACGGGCATGCTTAAAAACACTTCTCGCGTTACAGATACTCTTACCTATGTTGCTAATGCTACTGCAGCAGGGTTCCAAGATATGGGCGAGGCAATGACGTATGTCGGGCCTTCTGCTCATGCTGCTGGTATTTCACTCGAAGAAACAGCGGCTGCTATTGGTATTATGAGCAACAAAGGGATTGAAGGATCAGTTGCTGGCACAGCATTACGTGGTGCTTTAACAAGACTGTTGAAGCCTTCTAAGCAAAATATTCAGGGCTTTAATGAATTAGGCATATCTGTTGCTGATTTCAAAAAAGGAACTTTAACTCTTCCAGAGATTCTTGACAAAATCAAGAATAACACTAAGGGGTGGACGGACCAGCAACGTGCTTCTGCAGTAGCGTTGGCTTTTGGCACTGAAGCGCAAGCCGGCATGAATGCCTTGATTAGTGCAGGTGGCGGTGAGCTACGCAAATATACCAGTGAAGCTGAGCATGCTAGCGGAACAACTGCCAAAATTGCTAACCAGTTAAACAATACGGATGCCGCCAAATTGAAGAGATTTCAAGAGTCGATTCATGTTTTAGGAATTGAAGTAGGTCAAAAACTTCTACCGACGCTGACTCCTCTTATCAAAACAGCAACCGATGTTGTCAATGCCTTTTCAAAAATGGACAGCGGTACGCAACAAACCATTATCAAATTTGCAGCGTTTGCGGCAGTTGTAGGGCCAGTGAGTTCTCTTATCGGTGGAGCTCTTAAGCCGGTTGTTGCTTTGAGCAAAGGAATATCTGGAATTGCGGGAGTCATTGGGAGAGCATCCGCAGCCGCAAAAATTGGCGGGACTGCAATGGATGTGCTCAAGTCTGGGTTTAGTAAGACAGCTTTTGAAGCACTTAAGGTTGCACCTGCAGCGGCTGCGGCAGCAGATGGTGCTTCTGGAATGGGAGCGGCCATGGGCGGAGCCGCAGCGAGCGGAACAGGTTTGCTAGCGGCATTGGGGCCAATCGTCCCAGTTGTTTTAGGTGTGACAGCAGTCGTCGGTGCCGGTGTAGCCATCTGGGAATTGTGGGGCAAAAAGGCTCTTGAGTCTGCTGACAGAACTTCACGATGGGGTACGGACATTGGCGCAGCAGCAGATAGATCCGCAACTAAGATGCGAGACGCTTCTGGCAAGATCAGTGGTGCTTTCACTGACACTAACCACACTGTCAAAGAAAATGCCAAAACGATCGCCAACGGTTTTGATAATATTACGAAGGCCGCTAAAGAATCGTCCAAAAATACCCAAACCGCACTCGACAAGTTGGCGAAGCAAGTCGGTGGATCGACTGCTGATCAGATTCGTAAAGACGCAGCAGAAACGAAGAAGGCCGACGATGCACGCATCAAGCAAATTGAGGCTAATGCCAAACAAGCTAAGTCAATTACTGAATCTGCCAGCAAAGAACATACCGAATTTACTCGAGATCAAATTCAGATTCTGGATAATTTGCGCAAAAGTAGTGCAGCCGAGGCCGTTAAGACACTTAGAATTTCCGGTACCCAACAAGCGAATGTCTTAAAAGCTATTAATGGCGAAAAGATTCGGATGAGTCAAGCAGCGGCTAAGGAACAGTACAGCCAGATGCAACAGGCCTTTGCTGACGAAACTGATACTTATGGCAAACATTATGCTGCCATTAAAAACTCTGCTGAGTTGAGTACGGCTAAAAAGAATAAAGATCTTGAAAAGCTGGAAAAAGATCATCAAAGCAACATGAGCGTGATTTATGCGGGTGCGATCCAAGCAATGAAAGCGCAAGGACTATCCAACAAGACGATTCAAGAACAACTTCAAACAGAGTTTGGTGCGACAGCGTCTCAAGCTAAAAAAGCAATGAGCGCTTATTCAGAGGCAATGAGTAAGGGTGTCAAAGATAGTAAGCAATTTGCGGCCGCCGTTAATTCCAATATGAGCAAGAGTGTCCAGAAGGCTGGTAACGATTGGAACAACCTTGTACTAGATCCTAAAACTGGTAAAGTTGTCACCAATCTGCCACAAGTTCTAAAGGATACCGCAAGCACGGAAGATGGTTGGAAACGTCTTAAATTTGACCTAAAGAATGCCAAGATTAGCTCAAATGCTAAGCAAATGATTGTCGAGGCGATGGCCTCTACCGACAAGTGGAATTCGCTGACCGTTCAAGAGAAGACAGCTCTAGTGAGGGCGTCCGGTCAAAAAGACTTAGCCAACATCATAACCGAGTTTGTTTCATGGAATAAGTTCACGCCAAAAGAACAACAAGCCATCGTCAGTGGAGATTACACACCCCTCAATTTTCAAGTCAAGTGCGACGATGATAACGAATTCTTGATAGTGGTCTAGGCTGTTACGCCATGCATCGGTAGTAATCGCATGGGCGAAGATAGTTCAGAATACGTCTGGGACGATGGTTCAGTGCGGATTGGACTGCTTGAATTTCAACCAGGGTAACTGCTCTGAGAGACTTCCCTTTCGGGAAGAATTCCCTAAGCAGTCCATTGGCGTTCTCGTTTGTGCCACGCTCCCAAGGCGAGTACGGATGTGCGAAGTAAATCTGGGTTCCAACAATCTCTGATAACTTGGCAAACTCGGAACCATTGTCAAAAGTGATACTCTCAAATTCCTTGGCCCCGTAGTCGTCGATCGTGTCCTGCAAGGCTTTAAGGCAGGTGTCCGCATGATAGTCAGGAATCTTGACGATGATCTCAGTCCGGCTGTACCGTTCTGTGAGCGTCATTAATGCTGGCTCATCAGCTAAGCGAATACCTTTGACCAAGTCGCCTTCCCAATGTCCCACGCCTGTACGGTCATTCACGGCCGCAGGACGCAACTCGATTGAGTCGCCGTATATCTTCTTATTCTTGCGCTTGTGGGCGTTCTTATAGCCTTTGATGCGGCGTCGGAGCTTCTTGGGAAGTGTCATGTTGTCTAGATCAAGCAGCCCGGCGTCGATGTAGCGATACACAGTTGTCGTTGAAGGGCAAGCCTTGCCCTGGTCGCGATAGAAGTGTACGAAGCTATCAACGCTGTGTACGCGCGGCTTACGAGTAAGCTCCCTGGCGAGAGCCTTGAAGAACGCACGGCCGGTCTTAAGAAAGGCGTAGTGACCGGTTCTATCGCGTTTACGGTCGTGCATGGCTTGGGCAGTTTCCGCAAGATAGACTTGATGCGAGTGACGCTTCGAGTCGAGCTGAGTTACAGATCCACGCGTGATTTCTCGTGAGATTGTCGCTTTACTGCGATGAAGCTTCTGTGCAATCACGGTCGCGGTGTCACCAGCAGCCTGAAGGGCCTGAATTGTAGCACGGTCGCTAAAACTGAGTTGTTGGTAATGCTTGTGGGTGTTAGTCTGAGAGTGGGTCATGAAGATTCCTGCTTTCTTGTTTAGCTAGCACTAACAAGAATAGGTCTTCATGGCCTTTTTGGTCTAGTCGTCAGGGTGTTGCACTTGAATTGTAAACTGGGGGAGATTACACACCGCTTGTCAACGCACTGGTTCAAATGGGTTACTGGAATGAATTGAGTCTCAAAGAACAGCAAGCGATCGTTCATGACAAGGCTACTTTGCCACTCATTGATATCTTGACGCAATCTGGCAAGTGGCAGGGTTTGACACTTAAACAACAAACTGCGTTGATCAATGCCAAGGGTAAAGACGAACTCAAGGACGTCTTATTCAACCTGGGCGTGTGGCAGTCAATCGATCCCAAAGATCAGTACACAACGCTAAAAGCCGTGGGCGAGGGTAAGCTCGCTGACATGCTTGACCAGTTGGACCTGTGGAACAAGATTACTCCGCAGCAAATGCAGGCGGTGGTTAAGGGTGATTATTCATCTCTAGTCACGGCAATTGATGAAGTTAACGGTTGGAACCAACTGACACCTAAGCAGATGCAGATGATTGTGCAAGATAAAGCAACAGCAACCTTGATTCAAGGCATGATTGAAGCACAGTCTTGGAACAGGTTGTCAGTCGAGGCTAAGACGGCACTGATTCAGGCCAAAGGTAAGGAACAGCTTGCTGATGCTGTGACCAAGTTTGGTTTGTGGAATCAATTACCGTCAAAGACTAAAGAATTATTGGTAAATAATGCTGATGCCCGCGCCAAACTAGTTGAGGCAGGCATTGATGTAGATGCATACGAGGCCAAACACCCGAGACCGAAAGAGTTGACGGCTAACGTCAATGATTTACTGACGAAGACTTCGCAAGCGAAAGGAGATCTAATCTCCTATGATTCTTACAAGCCGGGGATGAAGCAATTCACTGGCGATTCTTCTAATGTCACTCAACATGCTGAACACGGTAAGAGTGAGGTCAATACCTTTAACATGACTAATCCGTTGGCACGTTACTTTACTGGGGATTCCTCAAACGTGACGGCACATGCTGAAAAAGGTAAGGGCGAAGTCAACAGTTTCAATGGAACTAACCCATCAATGCGTTACTTCATGGGTAATGCTTCAAGCGTTGTGGGGGCTGCCGGATCTGGTAAAAATAGTATCGGAAGTTTTAATGGAACAAATCCGGGAGATAAATATTTCAAAGGCCATGATCATACGACAGGACCCGCAAGTGCCGCCAAACGTGCAGTTAGCGCATTTGGTGGGAATGAAGTCATCACGAAGACTTTCAATTTTGTGGCTAATATTTCGGACAGTATTCGGAGGCTTCTTCACTTGCAGCACGGAACTAATGATCTCCGAACGAGTTCACTGGCGATGGTGAACGATGCCCCCGGATCTAACTATCAAGAGCCTATTATCACTCCTAATGGCAGCATGTTTATGTTCAAAGAACGAAATGTGGTTTTTCCGCTTGCTCGTCACTCAATGGTTATTCCTGCTGACAAGGCACGACGTATGAACATTCCGCGTTTTGCTGGTGGCACCACAGACTTCGGAGGCGCTGCTAATAGAATAAACCAATTGAATCCGCAAACCTTTGTTACCAGCATTTCTAGTGGTAGCAATAGTCGTGTTGAGGATTTGCTAGCAAGACTGATCGAACTAACAACTTATCAGATTAGTAACCCGTCTGTTCCTGAAGGCAAGGTTGTTCTCGACAATGGGCGTGAAGTAGGACGGTGGCTATATCCAACAATAAATAAATTGAAAAACAGAGACACCATTATTAGTAATAGAAGAAGGGGGATTTTCTAAGTGGCAAATTTAATATTTGGAGGTCATAAGATTGGCAGTTCCTCTCTTCAATTCAGTGCAGCCCGCGGCATTTTTTCTGAAGTTGAGAATACAACCCAGCCTGTCGGTACATCGGACGGAGAAATGCTGGTTCGAAGCCACCTTAAGCCTAGAATCATTCCAGTAACTTATGATTTTGTGGCGCTATCTCGTCGTGAATTTGAACGGCAGTTAGCGCCACTACTTTATAGCACTGATGTTCAGAAGCTAATCATTGATGATCGCCCTGATGAATTTTGGTATGCAAAAGTTGACGGTAAGATTGATATGGACCGGGCTTATTTTCTTGGCACTGGTACTATTAATTTTCTTGTTCCCGATGGCATTGCGCACTCGGTAGCCACGAAGACGTTTGACAACATGCCATACAAGGACGTGCCAGTGAATTTGTTGACAGGGACAAGCTATATGGCTACTGCTGAATCCGTACCCAAGGGCGCCTTTAAAGCCAGCAATGCAAAAACCGTTTCGGTTTCAAGCGGGGAAACTTATACGTACTCAATTGAAATTCCGTCTAACAATACAGTTGACTTAGAAGCGGCAATAAATCTTAACTCTAAAGGGGTTTTTGTAAGATTCGTGATCGGCAATGTTATAAAAGCTGGAGAATCAGGCATTTCAACGATTACCCTTACGGTCCCAGATGGAATTGACAGCCTGTTTTTAGCAGTAAGTCTTACAACTGTAAATCCAAATTCAGCGACAACTATTTATGAAGCCGGTGAAAAGCTTGAGCTAGGCACCACCGCTTCTCCATGGTCGCCTAACCCAGCAGATGCTGCATACTACAACAACGAATTGACCATCGACAATCAGGGCACATATAAAACGGCTCCAGTTATCACGGCAACGATGCATGGTGATAATGGGGTCATTGCACTCGTCAATGATCAGGGCGCGGTCTTGCAGTTTGGCTCACCGAGTGAGATTGATGGCGTTGTGCGACAAAAATCTGAACGAGTTTACCATTACGATTTTGAGAGTGAACCAACAGGGATCACGATGAATGCTGGGGCGTTGACTTATCCCAACTATCGCGATAATCCGTCTACCCCCAATAAGCAAAAAGGCATTTTCTCTTATGGACGCCCAGACGGCTATGACAATGCGATTGCTTACCCCAACACGGAACGTAATCCCTCTAACTATTGGAGCGGACCATCAATGAGCGGCAAACTTGCTGCTAATTCTAATGGCAAACAGAATGGCAACTTTGAATGGCGTAATCTAATCCGCTTTGCAACCATGACAAATTGGGCTGGACGAGTTGAATTCAATTTGACTTACGAAGGCAAAATCGTTGCTTCGTTGGCACTTTATGACCAAAGCACAACAGATGACCAAGTTATGTTCGAAGGCAAGATACATGACGGAAACGATGCGCGAATGCTATTTCATGAAGCGCTACCACGTGACCTCTATTCAAGGGCAAACAGTTTCGCCGTCATCTCAAAAATGGGTGACCAGTTAACATTCCGTATTGACCGGGTTGGTGGTGGCAATGTTATTCGGCCATTCACTATTGCTGGGTTTGGTGCATTGCCAGTTGATGGCTGGACAGTATGGTTCTCTGCTTTTTCAGATGTTCTCGAAGCCAATATGGGCTGGCAGGACAGTTATTTTGATTGGGTAAACGTTGACTATTGGACAGACGTACCTAACCGATTCAAGGAAGGCGATGTGGTCAAGATTGATGTGGCTAAACGGGTTGTCAGTCTGAATGGTGCTGAAGACCCTACTTTACAGACTGTCGGTAACAACTGGGAAGGCTTCCAGCTGCTGCCAGGCAAAAACACGATTCAAGTCTTGCAGTCTGATTGGGCTAAACCATACACGTGTCAAGTTGAATGGCAGGAGGCGTGGCTATAATGGATTTTTATTTCACTGATCGTTCTTGGCACTTGCTGGGGATCGCCACAGCTGGCGAGGGGCCGATTCATATTGTCAATGATACTGATGATCAACTGATATCAGCCGGAGCACGTACCTATACTGGAACAGTCTTATTTACGCCCGAAACGTCTGACAAAGTGAAGCGAATGTTGACGTATGGCAATTATGTCTTGTACAAAGATACGCGGGGTAAGGCCGTTTTCATGACCATCATGGAATCAAACCATGATCCTTTACTGGGCGAGGCCACTTTCACTGCTGAAGATGCCGGCATTGATCTTATCAATGAAACGGTTGGTCCGTACAAAGCCGGTAAACCAATGAGTATTGCTGAATACATTAATTTTTTCGTGACAGATTCCGGATTTGATATTGGCTTGAATGAAATTCCAGACTTGAAGCGAACACTTGAATGGACTGGTGAATCAGATACAGCACTGGCGCGAATTTTGTCGGTGGCAACGCAATTTGACCATGCGGAATTGGAGTTCAGCTTTCAGTTGAATGGTACCTCGGTGGTACAGCGACTCATCAACATTCACAAACGCATTGGTGCCGATAAGCGGATTACCTTGTATGTTGATAAGGATATCAACAAGATTGTAACTTCTGGTAACATCTGGGATCTGTATACAGCGATTACACCAACTGGTGGCACGCCGGAAGCTAAAGACGGGGACACGAGCGAACAGAAGCCAATTACGTTAGCTGGCTATCAATGGACTGATCCTGATGGTCGGTTTGTATTGACCTCAGATGGCGTATTGCTTGATCCGGTAGCCAACCAGCAGTGGAGTCGGCTATTAAGCGGTGGCGCAAGGCCAGATGCCGCTGGCGCCTATATCAATCGGGTCAACACTTATGAAGCGACCACGCAGGCTTCACTCTTGCAGTCAGCATTGAGCGACCTAAAGAAGCACAATCACCCAGTTGTCAACTATGAAACGGATATAGCGCGTCTGCCGGATAATGTGGATATTGGTGATACAGTGCATTTAGCTGACGAAAATGAGCGGTTATATCTATCGGCAAGATTACTTGAATTGAAGTCCAGTTATTCAATGGATACGCACACGGCGACTTTGGGTGATTATTTGATTGAGACGGATCAGGTTGCCGCTCAGTACCGTGAACTAGCTGAGAAAATCAAGAACATTCCCAAAACGGTGCAGTATTGGCCTTGGCTCCGCTATGCCGATGATGATAAGGGCACCAATATGAGTGCTTTGCCAGCTGGTAAAAAGTATATGGCAATCGTTTGGTCAAATGAGACATCCGTTCCAAGTGACAATCCGGCTGATTACGCCGGCCATTGGGCGCTTATTCAGGGAAAGGATGGTGCTGACGGTGTTCCGGGTGCAAAAGGTGCTGATGGCCGTACAAGCTACTTTCACACTGCTTGGGCGAATGATGTAAGCGGCCAAAGCGGGTTCACAGTATCTGGTGGTGATGGCAAAAAGTATATTGGCACGTACAGCGATTTCACGCAGGCCGACAGCACCAATCCGAGTGATTACAATTGGGCGCTTTTTAAAGGTGAAGATGGTGATGTGGGGCCAAAGGGCGATCAAGGTTTGCCAGGGAAGCCGGGCGCCGATGGTCGTACTGCTTATGCCCACTTTGCTTACGCAAACAGCCAAGACGGCCAGACCGACTTTTCAACTACTGCCCCTAACCGCAAGTACATTGGCTTCTACAGCGACTTCACATCTGGCGATAGTACGAATCCAAGCGACTATAACTGGTCGCTCATTAAAGGCGCAGATGGCGCGGATGGTAAAGATGGGGTGCCAGGGGAACCGGGTGCCGATGGTAAAACACCATACTTCCATATCGCATACGCCGATAGCAGTGACGGCAAAACGAACTTTTCGCTCGATACTCCCGGCTCTCGCAAGTATATCGGTAGTTATACAGACTTTACGCAAGCCGATAGCACTAATCCGGCTGTTTATAGTTGGCAACTAGTGCAGGGGCCAAAGGGCGATACTGGTCCTCAAGGCCCTCAAGGACCGCAGGGACCACAGGGACCACAAGGCATTCCCGGAAGCAAGGATGTGCCATACACTTATATTCAGTTGGGCACGCCCGCTAGTCCCAAGAAAGGTGACTTGTGGTGGCATGGGACAACGCTTAACGATGCCACAGCATTACAGTATTACAATGGATCAACTTGGATTGACCAAAGCATCCAGCAAGCGGTCCTTAGCATCAAAAAGTTGCAATCAATTGAGATCGACAGTGCAACGATCAACTCTCCTGATATTAATGTGCCCTTTAAACATGTCAGCATAGAGGGCTCTGGCATTAAAACATCTGGCAGCTTGACACTGAATGGGTCTTCCTATGTGATTACCGGAACTGTAGAAGACCCAAATGGCAATGGTAATGGACAACTATATCGTACTTCCTTGAATCCGGATGGACTGTATTCATACATCACGGAACCAGACGGAGTCACGAAGATGCATAGCAATCGGGTCAGCATGGGAACACTGGAGCTTTCGGACCACACAAGTGGCAACGGCAATAATGCGAAATACATCACGTCTTCATTTACGGCGCTGGATGCGGTGACTTTTTATGCCAACGAGGGATCATATTCAAATCCTGATGTTGCTGAAGGAACGATTGACTATGCCAGAACAGGTAATCTTGTCACAGTGACATTCAGCGTGCATGCACAAGGATCTACCGGTTACAAATTGCTGGCAAATATTCGCCCAGGGTATTCGCCATATTATAAAGACCGTTTTGGTTATTCAATGCGAGGAACTTCTTATCACAGCAACTGTGATGTTTATATTCAGGCAGGTGGCTGGTACCTTATCCCAATGGATAGTCGTGATTGGTACCGAGGAACGGTTTCTTATATCACTCGAGACAATTATCCGACAGGAGATGCTCATTTTTGAAAATTAAAGTATGGCTTAAAGATGATCGCTTACTACATTGGGCTTATATGGCCGATGATGCGAAGATTGGCGCAACTGAAGACGGTCAGCAAATCATCGAAGCAGATGACGTGTCTCAGTTTTTTGATGGTCACGCATCTCTTGTAGACGGCAGAATCGTTGCCGATGAGGGTTACGATCCGGCTAATGATCATCCACTCCCCGGACCATCACCTGAACAGCAAATGATTGCCGCACTGTATGCCCGCGTGGCAAAGCTTGAGGATGGTGATGGAAATGAGTGACTTTGAAATTTGCAGTATGCTCCATTCTTGGGGGTGCCCGATAGAGCAGTACGTGGGGCGGCAAATAACGGAGAAAGAATACAAGCAAATTACAGGCAGTGACTATGTCGCCAGCAAAAGCTAGCGGCTATTTTTGTGGAAGGAAGTGAGAAAGTGACATTTTTGGGATACACGATTGGTGACTGGGCAGAGGTTATATCAATCATAGGGGTGGGCGTAAGTGCGGGCAGCTGGCTGTTCAAAAAGATTGCCTTAGATCCATTACGCTCTGATATTCAAATGCTTTCAGAGACGATTAATCGTCAGCTCAAACTGCACGAACAATCGCTGGCAGACTTGAATACTCATCTGAAAGCACATGATGAAGAGCTTGGCAGTCACTCGGTTAGGATTACTCGATTGGAAGACCATGTAGGCATTAAAGGAGATAATGATGATGAATAACTGGACAGAACTTTTAGTATCACTTGCAGTAGCAGCAGTCCCAATCATTGGGGCTTGGATCTCAAAACAGTTGCTGGCTAACAAGCAAGCGCTGACTTTGGTAAAGGTATTAGGCCCATTGGCAAACGCAGCCGTAACGGCGGCAGAACAGCTTGGTGTGACTGATAAGCTCAGCGGGGAACTTAAGAAGTCGGCCGCAATTGAAGCCGTGAAGAACAGTCTGAAGTCACTCGGCTTCACTAAAGCGGACGAGCAGACAATTGCCAACGCGGTTGAGCAATCCTACGCTAATTTGAAAGACAGCCTAGCAGAAACCTATCCGCAAAAGACGGTCGATCAGGAAGCGTCTAATCAAGACAAGGTAGCTGCCGCAGCTCAGGCGGCCGCAGATGCAGTTAAGGCTCAGCTGGCACCATCATCTGTTGCTCCACAGCAATAAGGAGGGCACCATGAAATTTAAAACTAAACTCATCACCTTGGTAGTCGCCTTCTTGGCGGCTATTTCTTTTCCCTTGCCAACGCAGGTGAATGCGGCCAAGGGAGATCAGGGGGTCGACTGGAGCCGGTGGCAAGGCGCTAATGGTGTATTTGGATATTCCACTGACAAGTTCGGGATCTCTCAAATCGGTGGCTATAGCGGCTACGGCACATATGAGCAAACCACATATAAGACACAGGTTGCTTCTTTGATTGCCGCTGGCAAGCGAGCACACACCTATATCTGGTGGCAGAATATCGACAACACGAATTTGGCCAAGCAAGTGCTAGATCATTTCTTGCCTGAAGTTCAAACGCCAAAAGGATCGATTGTTGCGCTTGACTACGAAGCTGGGTCGACCAATACGGCAACTTTGCTGTGGGCGCTCGACTACATTCGTGATGCTGGCTACACACCTATGCTTTACGGCTATAAGAGTTTCTTGATGAGTCACATTGACTTGTCACAGATTGCCAGTCGCTACCAGCTATGGCTTGCGGAATATCCTGATTACAATGTCACTACCGTGCCGAATTATGGCTACTTCCCGAGTTTTGACAATGTAGGTATCTTCCAGTTCACTTCAACTTATCGTGCTGGTGGACTTGATGGCAACGTTGACCTAACCGGCATCACTGATTCAGGCTACAACGGTAGTACGACGACTGACAGCGGTAAGACCTACGTCAACCCATCAAACAATACACCGGCAACCAGCGCAGGCCAGCAAGCTAACAACACCACGCTTAGCCAGATAAAAGTTGGGGATAGTGTTAAGGTCAACTTCGGCACAACCCGTTGGGCGAATGGTGTCTCAATGCCTAGCTGGGTTCAGGGCAAGACGTACACTGTGCAGCAAGTATCTGGATCAAACGTATTGCTTGGTGGCATCATGAGTTGGATCAGCCGAAGCAATGTTGAATTGCTGACAACGACCAGCGTGCCATCAGTAAACTCAGGCTCGACCTACACGGTTCAATATGGTGATAGTTGGTGGTCAATTGCTTACAAGTATGGCATGAGCATGTATACTTTAGCTTCTAACAACGGTAAGTCAATCTACAGTGTGATTCACCCAGGCGATGTATTGCGTGTCTCTGGTGGCTCCTCAGTTGCCGTAGCGAGCCATACGTATTACACTGTGCAATCCGGTGACAGCTTCTGGAGCATTGCCAGCAAGTATGGCATCAGCATGTACACGTTAGCCGCTAACAACGGCAAGTCAATCTACAGCGTCATTCATCCAGGAGAAAGCCTGTATATCAGGTAACAAAATGCCCTCTGCTCGCTAACGCGGGTGGAGGACTTTTTTATTGAATATCAAAAGGTTGACTAGATTGAACAGCGGTTATTTAAACTTTTTAGAACAGCCGTTAACTCCATTTGCATAATACTGTTTTTTTATATCAAAGTTTATTATAATAAAGGTATGAATACAAAAGCTGTTAAGGTCGCTGGACTCTCCAATGATACTATTTTAGATATTAGTATGGCGCTAATAAACGACATGGGGTTAAACAAAACCGACAACAAGTACTTGATTAAGCTTCATAAGGATAGTGACCAGATTTTATTAGATTTGTTGAGTGACGGTAATACTTTAAAAACTTTGTCTTTAGCTATTGCTTCGGGGCCATTAATACTGAATACGGAAGCAATGAAAGTAATTAATGCTCAGGCTGAGAAGATGTTTCGTGAAGATACTATCTACGGTATTAAGGACAGTACAGGAGCAGACCGTATTATTGGCTCAATTCAAAATAGCTATGATGGCAATGATTTTTTTCCGGGTGTCATTAAAAAGGCAACTGCTTATTGGTTTAAGTTTGCTACTAGTCAAATGTTTTTTAATGGAAATAAACGGACTGCGTTGATGTCGGGCCTTTATTTCTTAGCTGTGAATGGCTTTTCTTGGCCTAATATTAATGGCAATGAGCTTTATTCAATAACTGTTGCGGTTGCGAATAAAGACATAAGCCAGTCGGAGCTTGAATCTTATATTAGAGGGAAAACTGGCCTTCAATATTTTTCTACGCCTAAGCAAGCACTAGATAATAGCACCGCGACACTTAAGTTTCATTTTACAATTGACAATCCGAATATTAATCCTTAATATACAGTCACAGGATAAGGAGGCTGAATCATGTCCATTAAACTTGAAAAAACCGACTTTGACTTTGCATCTGTTTATGCGAATGAGCAGTGTGCAAACAAAACCGCCAAGGAAGTTCCGGCATGGCAAGTTAAAAAAGATATCGATAACTTATTGAAAAACGATCAAATTAAAACAGCGGTTACTTTGCTTGCATCTGTTTAA